CGTCACCATTTAGAATAACAGCGTCGCAACCTTGACGAACCCCTTCGTTAATTGCAACCGTTAACGCTTCGTTGTCTTGATATGGAATGTGAACGTCGCAAAGAATCAAGAACTTCGTTCCCTTCACTTCAACGTGTCGACGCTTTTTGGCGTAAGACTTTGGAAGGGCAAATGGGTTCAATGGTCTTGGCTTTGCGTCAAACAATGATTTGTCAGATGCGTGCTTCCTGTCAAAACTTCCTTTCTGACCGCGAATAATACGAATGAATGTTCTTGCGTGTTCTTGTGAATTATAAACTTCGGGATATTCAGTAAACAACTTTTTCGCAAGAGTCAGCGAAGGTGTTTCTTTGAATTTAGAACAGACTTCTTCAGCTATTATTCTCGCTGTTGTTTTCGGTGTTGCCATTCTTTGCTTGTTTAGTGAATCTTTCAATTACCGTTCCTGTGAACAAACCACCTGTCAACAAAGCGAGTGTATCGAACATCGCAATGGGACAAACGTAATGTGTAAACGTTGCAACGTAACTCAAAACAATTAAGTTGATTACAACAAATATAGCAATAACTCGCTTGCTCGAAACTTTCGAACATGATGTTAACAAAGATTTCAACCAATCCTTCATAATACTTTTATAATGAACTGAACAATTAAACCGCCAACGACACCAGCGGCAGTTGCAATACCACCTAAACGAGCAACTTGCAAGCGTTGGTTCTGAATGTACTTGTCGTGCTTTTGAACTTTGCTGACAAGACCTTCGATTTTCATTTGATCGTCACCAATTAACACATTATAAATACGGTCAATCTTCTTGTCCATGCCTTGAAGTTGTTCGTGTATCAAAGCTATTTCGGTTTCTGTGTTCATTTGAAATATAGTTGTATCTCAGCTTCACGACGCTTCACCAATCCTGCAAGAATCTTTCCGCCGCCCTTGTTCCATAAACGGAATGAATCGGCAATGGTTGCGTCTGTTGGGTTGACGTTTAATTTCTTAAATACCGAAGAACGTTTGAACCCACCTGTGCCGATGTTATACGCAAGTGAAACACACGCGCTGAATTGGTTCTCGTTAAGCGGTTGTAAAATAAATGGAGCGATTGAAACAGCGAACTGGTCAATGATAAACTTCGCTAACTCGTCAGCACGTTGCTGAGTTATAACGTCGCCTTCTTTCACCTTGTCGCCGTTTTCGTAGAATGTATTTCCGAAGCCAATAGTCCACACGTTAGCAGGACATTTGTATGCTTTCAATCTACAACCTTCAAAACGCTTAATTAGAGCGTATCCTTCTGCGTTAACTTTCATTCACCAATCTTTTTATTTGTTTCTCTTTTCGAATAAGGTACTTACGGAATTTCTCCTCGTAGACCTTTTGCTTTACCATGTCTTTCTTGCGTCCCCTTGTAGCCATGTGTTTTGTATTCGTTATCTAAACCATCCTAAACCAATTCTTCTGTATTCGTATGGTCGTCTGTCGCGTCCAGAACTAATCTCGAAAGCGTTAGACGGATATACGTTTGTTTGCGACCATATCTGATTTGTTGTGTTTGTCATATACTCAGGAAAGTCAGCGCTGTTATGACATAAATAATCAACCATGCGTTGAGTGTAAAACATCGCTTGTTGACGCGCTTGGTCGCGGTAGTTCTGCAAGTCGGTTTGTGAAATAGGTTGAGTGTCTTCGCTTGTGCGAATTACTAAACTTCCGTTGTCGGTTTTAACGTACAAATGAGGCAATACTTCGTACATCGTCCACCACATTATCATTCGACGCAAGTAATTGTCAAGAAGGGTTGCGTATGCGCCTGTGATGTCGTCGTTTACAACGTCTTCTTTGATGCGGTTGTAAAGGTCAGTTCCTAAATACAACTGTGCGTACTTGTCCTGCGACAAATAGATAGCAGGATACAAAAGCAATGGGTCAACGCTTCCGTTAATCCATGTATATTTCTTTATGTAGTTTTCGTCAATGAGTAGAACTTCGGGTTGTAGTGCCATTGTAGTTTTTATTTATATTTTAATGATGCTCTATTCGGCATATCGTTAGGACGAACCGCTTCTTCGCCTTTTGGAAATAGCTCGTTTGCAACACCGCCTGTTACAACTCTGTCGTTGTTCAACCCGTCGTTAGGAAGGAAGCGTCCTTTCTCTCTTTTGCGTACAAACACTTTTCTAAAGAAAGCGTGCCTACAATAGACTCCCCCCTTAAAAATGAACAAATTATAGCTACTTTGCCCTTGTGGTGCAAACTCTCCGTTTACTCCTGCATCGCTCATGTCTTGAATATCTTCGTAACGGAACAACGCGCCCATTTTGGAAAGTGCAACCATTTCTTGACAGAAATCGCGTGTAACAATTTCGCCGTCTTTGTATGTGAAATTCTTTGAGTAGTAATAACGAACTTTATACAAGCCCGTGTCTAACGTGTCTTTTTTGTCAGGGTTAGAATAACCGCGAACGCTCATAAACTCGGTGCGGTAATTTTCTTCGCCTTCTGGGTTGGTTACTTCTTCGTCGGAAAGCAACTGCCATTCTTCTTCGTCTATGTATTCCGCTTTCTCTTTAAGATAAGCCAACCACAACGCGCTATCTTCTGCGCTTATCTTATTTTCAGCAACCGCAACCTTCTTCTTCGCTACAACTTTTTTTTTTTGAGCGGACAATTTAGCCACCGCGTCGCCGCCTGTTTGAAACATTGACTTCGCAACGTCCACGTCAAGACCTAAGAATTGAACTAAAAAGACAATCGCTTGTTCTTGTGTCAACGTACCTAAGCCAACGTTAGCGACAATCTCCAACGCACTTGCTATTTGCGCTCCGTTGTACGTTACATCGCTTACTTTTGCGTCTGCAACTGGAGTAGTTCCGTCAGTTGTTGAAGGTGCAGTTGTAACGTCAATAGGGGCTGTTGAATCGATTACTACCGCTTCATCGAACACACTATTCATTTGAATTTCAACGTTGCCTAAAATGGGCGTGAATACGTCTTCAATAATTCGTTGGTATGGCTTGATAACTTGGTTGTTGAATATCTCCATACCAACCAACATTTCGTCTTTATTTGAACCGAAGCCTGTTGTATCTCTAATGCCGTGAATCAAAGGTGACACAACGCGGTGTCCGACCATGATTTGCTTCGCTGTTTCTTCGCTTAAAAACTGATATTGTTTGTCCGCATCTGAAAGAGGAAACGATTCGATTGAAGGAGCGCGTGTAGGATCTTCGTTGAAGGTCATCAAGAACTTTCCTGCGTTACTTGCACCGCTCAAACGTTCTTCCCATTCGCGACGTATTGCCTCGCGTTCTTCTTTTTGAGGTATGCCGTTTAAGAAATTTATAATGAATGAAGGGAATAATCCATTCAATATATTGTTAACGTGGTACAAACCCATTTGATAAGACAACTCAACGTAGTTCAACGCACCGAAGTAGTCGGGTTTCGCGTAGTACGAAGAACCTGCCATCATTCCGTGTGCGTAAATCACTTGACGCGGTTGTTCTTCCGCTTGCGAAGGATTGAATGAGGGAATAAATTCAGGTTTTCCTTTTTTGCTTCGTGAGTTTGCCCAGTCGCGAGAATACCAAATACCCGTTATATCTTCTTCTTCTTTATCGTAAGCAAGGCGACAGTTCTCAAAAGGCAAGTGGTTGATTTTAACAACGCGAGTAAAGTCCATTGACCATATCACTTCGGCAACGAATGCACCTTGTAATTTTAAGTCGAACGCGATACCTTGCAAAGCGTTGTCGAGAATCGTTCCTGTACCTTTTCCTTCAATCATATAAGCAATTGAGTTTGTCAATGCGTTATGAATAGGGCTGTTGTAATAAAGTGTTATAAGATGCTGCGGAAATAAGTTGTTAAAACCGTAGTCAATGTAACCTGCGCGATTCTCTTTTTCAGTTGCTTCAACTGGTTGGTATGCTGAAAGGTTTATTGCCTGTATATTATTTTCCATATTATGCACCTGTATAAATTACGTCAACCGGTATGGTTGGCGAAGAAACGTCGAAGTATATTGTTCCGTCTTGAAGTATCATTGAGCCACGCTCAACAAGACCAACAACGGAAGCGTCTGTCGGATCTAAATTGTCGTCGCTGTTTTGTCCGTACACATCGTACTTGTATTTGCCTGCGTCGACAAGACCAACTGTTGTTAAACGAATCTTTGTGATACGTTCGTTTTCGTTTATTACATCTACGACTTGTGCGAGTTGTTCGCCTGTCATTTCGTAGGTCAAGATTAAAAGATAGTAAGTGAATGCAACGTTGAAGAAAGCGCGCCCTTCGTCTAAGGAAAGCCACGCGTATTGATTCGCAGTATTTGTATTCAAATAAACCATTCTATCCTTTTATTTGTTCGTTGAAATTACAACACGTAGGGACGCTTTGTCCCTATGTGTGTAAAAGTTTTTCTATTAAAGAATCGGTGAAGGTGCTGCGTCTAAAAGATAAGCGCGCTTCGGTGATTCGTGAGTGAACGCAAGCGTGAAACCGTTGGCGTCACCAAGTGCCGTTCCTGTCGCTGCTGTTCCTGTTGAAAGGTCAGCTCCGTATTCAAGACCAACAGCCCACCAATTGTTGTTTGTGTCGTTAACGAAAACAACAACGCGAGTTGTCGCAACGCTTTGCAATTCAAGACGCTTTGCTGCGCTTAATTTCTGCAACATAACGTTAACCGTTTGTGTGTAGAAAATAGTTCCTGCGTCGCGATTGAAATTAATTGTTTCTTCAAAAGAACCTGTTTGTGTTGGTAGTTGGTATCCGTAAAAATCTTCAACTGGTAACGCCGTAATAACTTCCGTTGTTGAGTTAATTGTAACCGTGTCAAGATTTACTAAAGTCCAATCTGCAAGAACGATTTGTTTAATCCCACCAATCGCATCTTTACACTCAAGAAGTATGCCCGTAGATAACTCGCAATTTGCCATATTATTAATGTTTTTATTAGCACAAAAGAGGGGTGGATTTTATGCCACCACCTCTGTTATGCAAGGGTTAGAATGGTTAAATTAGTCGATGTATTGGTAGAATGCGATTTCGTTACCGAAGCCGTATTGTACACCTGCAAAAAATGAAGTAGAGAAACGAACGTTGTTTGAAAGATCGTGTTCGAACATATCCAAAACAGCTACGTTATTCCATTGGTCAAGAGTGTTTGTACCGAACCATAGGTTAGACTTTTGATAGAAAGCCATTGTGTTGTCAGACATACCAGGACATTCGATAACGTCGTATTGACCCTGCCAGTTCATTACAACTGATTCACCTTGATAAAGGTAGAACCCACCACCAAGACCTAAGATAGCGCTTCTGTATGCTTCAGCAACATTTGAAGAAACTGCGATAACAGGCTTCTCAGTAGCACGACGAACGCGTGTTGGAAGTGTCAATACTAAACGTCCCATTTCTTCGATAACGTTAGTAGTGTCGATTGCAACTGGAGTAGCAACGTCAAGAACAGTTGCGTCAGCCAAGAATAAAGTTTCGAAACCATCGTATTGAGTAGTTGAAGAAACACCCGACCAAATCAAAACCTCGTTACGAGCTGCAACACCTGCTAAAACGTTAGCTATAATAGCGTCAGTCAAAGAAGCGTGAAGTTGTCCGTTTTGTTCTGAGGAAGTTTCCCAATCTTTCAAAAAGTCATTTTTGCACAAATTTCTCTGTACTTGGAATTTTTGTAAAGTCAAAATACGCTCGCTCAACGCAACCGTTCCCGATGGGTTGAAGTCACACGTTGGTGCTTCGAAAGTTACGTTGTCAACTAATTTGCGAACAACTTGCTTGTACTCGATGTTTTCTTTGAATGTTACAGCAGCAAGTGATTCGTTGCTTAAAAATGCAGCGCGGATGTAACCGCCTGCAACCGCTCCAGCGTATGTGCTGTTAATCGGATTTGGTGATAATGTAGTAGCCATTTTTTATTGTTTGTTTTTTTATTTGTTTAAGTGAAATACGAAGCGTTCTTCTGCTGACATCTTGTTGTAAGATTTAGCAGGTGCGCTTACTTTTGCTTGTTTAACTTCTTTGATTGAAGTAGCCGCAGGTTGTGCGCTCAACTTAGTTACTTCGCTTGAAAGGTTAGCGTTCGCTTTTTTAGCGTCAGCAAGTTCGCTTTCCAACTTAGCAACCAAAGACAAAAGACCTTCAACCTCTGCGTTAAAAGTTTCTTCTTTAGCTTGTTCTGTTTCTTCAACAGTAACTTCAACCTCTGGAGCTTCTTCTTCCATTGGTTTCAATTCAGCAACAAGACCGTCAGCAACAACAACTGTAATGCCTTCAGCAGTCTTGTATTCTCCGTCCATAACAACAACCTCGTTGCCGTCTACGTCCTTAGTGAATACACGAACACCAACAGCCCACGCGTCGCTATCTGAATAGATGCTTGTACCGTCCTCTAAGATCGCTTCAACCATTTGTTTTACCTCAACAACTTCTTCAGCTGAAAGGGAAACATTGTGCTTTGCGAAAAGAGCGTTTACTTTTTCTCGTAAGTTCATAATGTGTTTAATTAAATATTTAGTACCTAAATAGAAAAGAGCGTATATTTGTTTCATAATTGATTCTTTTCATAGTTTCTTTTTGATTTTAAGGTTTGAACGGGGGAGTAGTTACCCCCGTTTTTTTTACCCTAAAGTTTCAAGAATAGCGTTCAATACTTTTATTTCGTCTTCATTCAATCCGTACGTCTTAAACCCCATTGCGCCCTGCTCTTTTGTTATTTTAGTAAGCGCTAAAAGAAACAGGTTTGCGTCGTCGTTGAACAATTCGACTTTTAGAAACCCCCCTGCTTCGATGTTCATTTAGTTCTCTTTCAAAAGGTCATTTAGTTCTTCAAGAATAGCTGCAAATTCTTCGTGTGAGTGCATATACATTTCTTTCTCAGCAATGAAGTTCCCTTCGATAGAGAAACCTAACACCTCTTTGTTTTGTATCTGTTGCTTTACTTCTTCATTCTCCACTTTCATGCAACCAAACCAAGTACCTTCTGGAAGTGAAAAGCCAAAGTTCTTGCTCTTGTCGTTCTCACCTTCGATAATCCACGTTTCAACGAGCGATACTCCGTCAACAACTTTCGCGTGTTCAACCGTTGCGTTGTTTTGGTTTGCTTGTTTCAAATAATTATAAGCGATAGCGCGAATAGTTTCTTTTGAATACTTAACGTAGTATTCCTCGTCCGTCTTTTCGTCGCGTCTGTAAATAAGTTGGTCGGGAATCAATAGCGCGCCGTATAGAAGACCTCTAAAATCTTCTTTGAACTTCACGCTGTGTTGTTCGCTTAACGCTACAAAATCGACACCTATTGCAGGTTGTTCAACTACGCTAATAGCATACACTCCGAGCAAACCTTCGTCGTCAATGCCGTACTCAATAACTTTAATTTTTTTATTCATTGTTTTATTTTTTAGCCGCCTAAGCGAGATTGATTTTGAATAAGTTGTTGTGCTTCTAAATTGCTCGATACTTGACCGCTCACAACGTATGCTTGTAATGGCGGTTGTTGGTTTGGTTGAATACCCAAGTATGCGAAGTTAGACGCGGCAGGTGCTGTCATTCCTCCGCCGCCTGCACTTGGTACGCTTCCGCTGCTACCACTTGCGCCACTCGTGCCGCCTGTTCCTTGAAATTGTTGTTTACTAATAACAGCTACGCGAGCAAGACCTTGAGCAATTGCAATACCTGCCGCTACCGCTGCGCGAACAGGTGCGTCGGGAGTAGGTATTGCCATTTGCGAACGATACGCTCCTTGTGCTGCTAAATAAGTATCTATTGTAGCCGTTGCGATGCTCACACCCTTTTGTATTTGAAACGCTTTTCTTTGTTGTCTTTCGCTATCTCCTGCAAAAGCTCCTGCCAAATCGCTAATAATAGATAATGAAGTTTGCATTGCATCTACTCGAAGATTTGCCCTTTGTTCTTCTGCTTTTTGTTCAGCTTCAAGTTGTTTTTGTGAATTACTTGCTTTTAATGCTGTCATTTTCGCGTGAGCGTCCATTTCTGCAAGAAGTTTTTTATCGAGTTTTTCTTTTTCTTTTTTAGTTATATCAGCAAGAGTAACTCCGTGCATTCGCTCATCTTCAGCCATCATATCGTCGTTCAACTTCTTTCGTCGTTCTAACTCTTTTTGGTCTGCATCTTTTTGCGCTTGTTCTTTGTCGTCTTGTGCTTTTTTATCTGCCGCTTTTTTATCGTCTACTGCTTTCTTGTCCATTGCCTTAATAGACAACTGCAAACCTGCGTAGTCGTTCTCCATTGTAGCAATAGCAGCCTTGTTTTCCTCAATGGTTTTGTTCAATTCAGTTTCCAACTCCTGCGGATCAATCAATAATCCTGCTGCCAAATCAGTAAATCCTTCCGCAAGTTTGCTATCTACACCAACTAATTTAGCTATCTCATCTACTGCCATTAAAAGCAATTGAAGCGGAGCAGTTAAAAAGCGAATAATGCCTTCAAGTATTTCTCTATTTCTTTTTGCTGTTTGTACTTGCGTAATGGCTTGCTTTTCGGTAATAGCTAACTGTGCTTTTCTGTCGGCTATTGCCGTTTCTAACGCCTTTAGTTTTATATTTAAAATCTCTTTCTCACTCTTGCCTTGTAGCTTTAATATGTTGGTTTGTTTATCAATGTTTTCGTACGCTTTCTGCGATGCGTCGGCTTTAGCTTTTGAGATAGCAAGACTTTCGCGCTCCTGTTCGTTAATGCCAGAAAGACCCATTTCAACAGAAGGAAAAAGTTTTATTAATTCGTCGAAATTTGCAACGACTAAAGCAACAGCACCTGCAAGTAATAGAATAGGATTAGATATAATAGCTTTTGCTAACGAAGCAAATCCACTAACTAAACCGCCTATTTCGTTTTTTAACGTCTTAAAATCAATTTTGGAAACGTTTGTTCCCATATTTTTCAACGCTTGACCTGCTCCTGCTAAATCTAAGTCCATTAAGCGAGAACCGAACAATCCTAAGTTATTCGAAAGACCTTCAAAAGCGTTACCTGCGTTGGCGCTAATCTCTGCGGAAAGGTCGCTTATGTTGTCTTTCAATTCAGCAGCACGAGCAGACGCTTTCTTGAACTCGTCACTCGCTTGATCCATTTGCAACAACTGTTGCGTGAGTGCGCGAAGTTCCGCTTTTGCAGAAGTAAAACCTTTTGCTGCATTTTCTGCCGCGTCAGCAGTCTGATTAAGTACCTGCGTCGCGTTCGTGCCTACATTAAAATCTATCGTGTTTGCCATTTAGAAAAAGATGTTATAAAAGATAAATATCCAGAACGCAACGTTTACCGAAATGCGAGTAACTTTCCACGCGTAGTGCTTCCACATTTTTAACTTACACTTTCCGTTAGCTATTTTTCCAAATGGCGTTTGTACTTTCATATTGAGTTTTATGAACTCTAAACAAGCGACCATTGAGTGTGCTTTATTTTGAAGATGTTCCTTTGAAGTCTGTTCCATTTGATATTATTGTTATTGTGTCCCCTGCTGCGCTTAGTGTAATGCTTCCGCTACCTTCAACCGTTTCGCCTGTATATGCTTGTATTGTTAACACGTTAGAACCCGAAACAACGCGTTGAATTATAAATTCGCGCCCTGCCGTCGTCGTTGCGGAAGGCAAATAAATAGTAATGTCGTTGCTCGTTGTATCTGCGAAAACCATTCTGTCGAAACTTGTTATAACGTAGTCCGTTGTTATCGTTCTAACTGGTTGCGTAATGCTACCGCTAAAACGAACAGGCGCTCCAAAGTCGGTAGGTGCTAACGTTGGCGCTTGTGCTGTTATCAAAGAACGCGTTCCGTTGTTTGGCTTGTTGTAACAATCGCTTTTTGTGCTGTTCCAATTATAACCAAAACGCAAACAACATTCCTCTGTTACCGTTGCAGGGTCGCCGTTGGGTGTTTCCCAATTCATTGTTTGGTTTAGATTAGACGAAACAGGTGTAAGGTCGCAGTCGTTATCTATATCAAGAAGTCGAATAAGTTTTACCTTAGTCATATCTTGCTCACCTACAACGTACCCTTCAATATCAAGAACGCGCCACCAACTATCTACAATCCAAATCTTGTCGCTGTATTGAAAAGTAAAAATATCGTTTAAACTAAGCGCAAACATTCCTTCCATTATACGCGCTTGTCCGTCGTAAAGTTCGCGGTAGTAATTGCGCCACCAACGGTTATACAAGTTGTTGTAAGGAATTGCCGTTATCGTGTGAAGCGGTATTTCGGGAGCGAAGTTTAAGTCATTATCTAATACGTCTGGGTTTGTTGTCGAGTAATTGTTTAAGCAAGCTACTGACGTTGAAATTACGTTTCCTGTTACTTCGTCGTAGACGTTTACGTTGAAGTCATTCGCGTAATAAAGAATGCGTGGTTTAGGTTGTACGAATTGCCCTTCTGAATTGATAAATTTCGGAACTATTACGTTTGTATTTTCCACACTTGAACAAGGCGAAGGTGCAAAAGATAATTCAACCTTTTCTTCACCTGTTGCGAACTCGTTAATTACTTCGAAGTCGCTTTCCGTTACTTCGTAAGTCCCGAAGATATGCCCGTTGTCTTTATACAACGAGTTGTAATAGTCGCCGTCTTCGGTGTAGGTAAAAGTGAACTTCGCTTTTTGAAGGTCTGTTGTTGGATAGTATGTTATATCTTTTGAAAGGTCGAGTTTTTCCGTCCAGTCTAACGTGTTACCGCTTGCGATATACTCAACAAGTGGCTCAATGCGTAGCGTGTTTGGAAGTGTGCGGTCGGGAACGAAGGCAAGGTTGAACATCTTTTGAATTGACGTTAAAAAGTCTATTTGCTTCATATCTGGAGCGTTAAACTCCATTACTACTTGGTCGTTTGTTAAAGATGTTCCAATACTTACTAACTCAATCCCTGTTCCTGTGTAATCATTTGCTCCGTTTCCTGTAAAAGTAATTATAGCTTCAGCAGGTGGCTGACCTTCTATTTGTTGCAAGTTCATATTTAAACGAATTTCTAAAGTATCACCTTCATTTAAACTTATTGTACTAACAATACTATTTGAAAATATATAATCGGCTAAAAAGTAATCTGGAGATGCTGAAAAAAAAGTTCCGTTAACGTAAAATGAAGGATTTATATACAAACTTTGCAAATCTACTGAAGAAGTAATTTCGCCACTTACCCAAATTTTAAACGAAAATTGACCACTAAAAGGAGCGGTGAAAATACCACTTGACCAATCTCCATTTGGATCGTTGTATTCAGTAAGAGCAGTTGATAAATTATATTGAAAATCGCCAGGTCCGAATGTTTGACCTGTTACGTTAGAAGCTAACGCAAGAGTACTTGTAATATCATTCAACCCCAACGAACTATTCAAATACTGACCATTTACAAAAGGCACGTACACGTTATCTAAACAATCCGCAAGGTTGTCGCTCGTCCATTGTACCCCTGCGTCGCTCATTATTTGACTAAACAAATATGAGGCTTTTACCGCAGGTGTTAAGTGTCCAACGTAAAGAGGTTTATATGACGGTAAAAAATCATAAGTTGGTGAATAAATAGGTTGTCCGAAAGCATTTATAGCCGTTAAATTCCACTTGTCGCACAGCGTCAGAATCGTGTGTTCATTCGGTGGTGTTTCAACGTATTCGTGTAATAGGTCGTAGTCTAAATCGCCATTAACAATTGATTCAATGTCTTTTATTTTTTTCTCGTTCAAAAGACGTGAAAGGTTCGGCACTTCACCAAAGAACACTACTTCAAATTCAAACAATTTACCACTTTGCCAGTACAACTTTTTAACTTGAATGTGTCCTGTTGCAATGGGTATCGTATTAACCGTTAGCGATGCGTCTACTTTTTTGCGAAAGTCAAACCAACCGTTGAAGTTTACGTTGAAGATAGCACCAAAGAAGTCTACGTTAGTTGCACTTGCAGGAATGCGAAACTCCTGCGAGTAGTTACCGATAGAACTAAAGTTCGTTAGATCCGTGAACTTGTAGTTGAGGTGAACCTTTTCATTCTCGTACAAGTCTATTGTCGCTGCGTTGCCGTCGTTGTCGGTAAGCGTTAGTATTACTTCATTAATCATAAGCCGACAGGTTGTGAGTATTTGAGGTTCAAAGTAACGTTGTAAAGTTTAGAATATCTTTCGTCCTTAATAACAAAATTCTGAGCGTCAACTAAAACAGGTGTCATTGTTGCATCATCACCAATTATAAAGACATCGTTTGAACGACAAAGCGTTTGCAGTAAATTGAACTCACCAACCGACACCCAGTCGCTGTTTATTTGCAGTCCTTTCGTTGTGTTCACGTAACGGTCGGTTATTCCTCTGTCAAATGTGTTGAAAGAAAACGTTGAAGCGTTGTATTGCCCTACCACTTTTTGGTATTGTTTGCGGTCGTAGTTATACGATAGCTCCGACTTCTTCGTGAAGTTGAAGTAATCCACACCACCACAAGTATTTGTCCAACCCAAACGAACATTGTCAAAGCGACAATCGTCAGGAACAAGATAGAAACAGTAAACGCGTGAAACAGGTGTGTATATAGGCGGTAAAATGGACGCACCTGCTTGAATTGTGTAGTATTTGACATTCGTGAAGTCTGCTCCCGCTCCGATTAAGTTTTGAGGATATGCGCCCAAACGAGTAACGCTGTTTAAATCTGTAAATAAAGTATAATTTGTCGCTTCAATTAGCGTGTTGCTATCGTCATAAGTTGACACGAATAAATCAGTTGCATCGTTGTCAACTAAAAGCCCGTTATTGCTTATTGAATACAACTGTCCAAAGTCAGCTAATCGCGTTGGTATGTATACCCAGTCGTTTGATAAACCGCGTGCGGGTGCTTCAATCCATTTGTGCGTATCGGTTGTTCTTTCGCTTAACAAGTATTTTTTAGAGTCGCTTAAAGCATATCTATCGTTTACATTAGGTTTATATCCGTCGCTTATTTGATATTCAGCAAGGAAAGCGTACACGTTTTGAATTTCTTTTCCTTCGTCTTCTGCATTAATTCTAAAAACCCCGTCGACTAGCCAGCCTTCTTTGATAGTGCAAGAAATTAAAGCAACGCTCGACAGTTCTTTTGCGCTATCCACGTCGGCTGCCGTTCCTGCGTCGTGTTGTAGTTTTTCTCTAAATATCGGTGCAAGGTCAAGTATTCCTTTATTTGCAGCGTTGGGTTGTACATTGACTTGAAAAGTTCCAAAGTCGAATACATAACGGAAGCCTGCGTTAGACACGTTAGTTGAGCTGCAAACGATCATCAGTCGCTGCCCTACGGGTGTGTATTGGTACGGTTGTTCTTCTAGTGTAATTGCCATATTTTAAATGTCTTTTAATTGATTCTCTAATGTTGCTGAAAAGTCTTTTCCGTATGCTTCAACGACCTTCGCCTCGTATTCGTCCCATATGTTCTCCATAGCGTAGTCGAACGCGTGCCACCCTTTAATTCCGTCCCTTCCTATCTTGCGAGCAATTAAGAAAGCAACTTGTTTCTTCAATGATTCAGTCGACTTCTTTATTTTACCGCTTTCCTTATCGCGTAATCTTATCGGCTTAATTTGCATCCATTCAAGAATCGCGCTTACTGGCGGTTGCTTGCCTGGTCTCCTTCCGTTCTCTCTTGCGAGAAAGTATTGCGACGCTTTACCCTTTGCGTAGATTGAAATGTCTATCGACTTGCCTTTAATCTTCAACCTGTAAGCGAGTGACTTTTCTAGCGTTCCACTTGCAACCGCGTTCGTGTAGTTACGCCCTACCTTTCGCTTCATGCGATAGTCGGACTGCATCAATTCGACAAAGCGTTTAGCCATGTCGTTCACAACAGCGAAGAAGTTGGGCGCGCTTTGTTCGTTAGCCATTTTCTTCTGGAACTTCTTCTGTTACTATTTCAAAAGTTCCTTGCCACAAATGCGCTTCTTGTCTATTGAGCGTTTCGATGTAACCATTTTCGGTTATCATTCGGTATTTAGTTAGTGTCATTTAGCGAGGTGTTGTTAAGATATTTTCGTATCCGATGTAGTCGCATTGGATTACTCTTGAAG